CTGTCATAGTCGAGCAGGCGGGTCACGCCGAAGGGAATTTCACGGTTGAGCTTTTCGGCGCCGGCAGCCATCAGCTGTTCGCCTCCTCATTGAAGAAGAAGCGCGTCTTCCAGAGCAGAGCTTCGGCAGTCCCGGGGACCATCATAGGCACGCGTCCACGGCTGGCGACGCTTTCCCGGTTTTCGTAGTAGGTGCCTACCGTCTGCAGGATGGCCGCTTTGACGGCGAAGGGTATATTGCCACAGGGGTCGGTTACTTGCTGAATATAATCTGCGGTTATTTTTATATCCTCGCCGGGCGGTTCATTGAAGGCAATCTGGCCGGTCTCGTGGTTTAGGGTGTAGTCTGCTGTTTCCTCGCCGTCAAGATAGATTGTCGCGCTGCCCTCTTTCACCGGGATGTTTTTCAGGGCAAATTCTGTTTCCTCATCGTCGCCGGTTCCCACTTCTTCGCCGGTGTGCTGGATTTCCGATTCCTTCACAGGGTAGCCGGACTTATATCGTACCCGGACTGCTCCCGCCGGATAGAGCCTATCCCGGGGCCAGGAGCTGCCGGGCTTCAGGATAACCGCGGGGGGTTCATCAAGAGATGGCAGCCATTCGGTAAATTCATGCTCGGCGCCATCAGCGTCCATGTATGTCACGGACAGGATCTCCTGCACCGGGGGCCGGGGGAGCATGATCCGGTTGCGAATCGGAAAGCGGTCAAGCACGTATTCCAGGGTGCGCTCGATGTAGCTGCGGCCGTGGAAGTCCTCGCAGTCCTCCCGGGCAGCCTGGATGTAGCCTTCGATCAGGTCTTTTTCATCGTCGATGTCAAGGCGGAGCTGGGCCTTCGCCTCGGAGAGGCTGACGGGCTCGGTGATGGGGGGAACTATGATCTTGAGAGCCATTTAATCACCCTCAATCTTCCTCAACTTCTTTCGGATACCAGGCACCGGCGAAAAAGATATACTTTTCAACGATGGTATTCGCGTCCGTCACCTTGTAATAAAGTGAACCTGGCAGCACTTTTTCAGTAGGCATATCGCTGCCGTCGCCGATGAAGCGCTGGATCTGTGTTATCTCCTGATGCGCCACATTACAGCACCCCTTTCGGGAGGTCGTTCTTTCTCAACTTCTTGCCTTCGTACTCATACCAGCCGCCGCCGACGTGGACCGCCTCGGGCTTGACCGCCCTTTCTGGCTCCAGGGGCCGGGTGGCCTTTTCGAGACGCGGGGGCTCGGCGTAGTCAGCAAAGCCACCGTCAACCAGGGCCGCTGCAGCTTTATCGTCCACCGGGTAGGTTTTGCCGGGGTCAAGGGTGCCGTCAGGTCCAGCAGCCAGGGTCCGCATTTTAATCAGCTTCACGTTAAGCACCCGCCTTGATGATGCCTGCAGCCCGGAGAGCTGCAAGGATTGCGTCAACCTTATCGGCAACGGCCTCAAGTTCGCCGCCATCGTAGTCTTCCGATGCGGCCAGATCAAGATCGTCAATCGGATCTTGCATTTCAACAGGTATAATGCTATTTTCTCCGGCTTCAATCGTGCCACCGGCTTCAACAGTGATTTTCCCGCCGCTGGCGACTACCAGTTCATCCCCGCCCTGTTTGCGGTAGACTTTTGCGTTATATCCCATAATTCACACCTCCAAAAATTAATAAGGGGGGCGCGTGGCCCCCTTGCTTATACTACAACTTCGGGGCTAATCAACTGCTTAAGCAGCAGATCATCCGGAGTCGAATTATCCACCGGCTTGACGCTGGCGTGGTATTTCAGCGCCCATACAGCAGTGACGTGATCCGCGTCTGAAAATTCCAGGCCGACATAGCGACCGGTCGGACGGTAGATGTCCACCAGGATCGTATCCCCGGAATCAATAGCCGTAGCGGGAATAACCGCTCCGATGTCGTCAGCCTCGGATAGCAGGCTGTTAGACAGGGACGCGGCCTGCTGCGCCTGCACGGTCAATGACGCGCTGCCGGAGAGGACTAAAAACATCACGCCGTCATGGTTCGCCATATCTACCCCGTGGGTAGCATCAGCGGTGCCGTCAACGGTCAGTTTGCGAACTTCGGCAAAGTTGGAGAGTAGGTTCTGCATTGTCAATACCTCCTAAAATTAAAGTAGTGAAGCCGGGATTAGCCCAGCTTCACCCTCACGAATGCTTCTTCCAGGACCGGCATACCATCGCCCTCATAACGTCCGATGAAGCCGGTCTGGTTGGTTTCAGCATAAAGTTCCACCAACCGCTGAATCGCCATATCAAGAGCATCGACGATCCAGTAGTAGCGGAAGTCGCCCAGGATGCCAACGTATTTGCCGGTGGTAAAGGTGTTCGGCGCGAACTCGCTGGCGGTATAGGGTAGCTCCAGGATGCGATCAGGCGCTCCGCCGGTGATGCCGGGCTGCCAGATATACTGACCTTCGCCGTCCTTGAGCTTCCGGATCTGCTTGATGCCGTCGCGGTGGAAGATCCAGCGGGCCCGCGGCCAGTATGCCTGCTTCAGCGCATATTTTGCCTCAATGAGACCATCGGGCATAATGCTGGTATCGGTATTCCCTTCGGAAACATCGCGGGCAGCGGTGATGCCGTCTTTCGATGCCACGAACACGCCCAGCGGCTTCTGGTTCCCGTCGCCGGTCATGTAGGCTTTCTCCTGGGTAATACCGAGCTTGTAGCCTAAACGTTCACGGACCAGTGCTTCCGGGCCGATCGTGGACTTGCGTAGCAGGGTATTACTGACCTTCACCCTCTTCGCCAGCGGGTGGGGACGGAGCTCGCGCTTGCCGAATTCCAGCTCGGTCTCGTCGCCGGTCCGCAGTTCAGTTGTCCAGTCCCAGTCGTCCGCGTCTTTGTCAAGGGTAGGCGCGCCAAGGGACGCAGCCTTTTCCAGCTGGTGGATGCGGGCATACTGGCGGATAACGGCGATAGCGTCGGCCTCCTTCAGCAGTTCCAGCACCATCTGCTGGGGAGCCACCAGGTAGCCGCCGCCGGNGTCGCTGTCAACCTGCATCGCCCGGAACTCCTCAGCGGTTANCGATGCCTCGCGGCCANAGGTCATCCATTCAGCGAATGCAGCCCGGTATTCCTCTGTATTGCGAACGTTGCCGATGCTGCGATCCTGCAGCACATCGCCCAGGGTCCGCCTCTTTTCCGGGTCGCCGGATGCAGGGTCTCCAGCTGCAGGCGGAGCTCCGGGCTCGCCCAGGGCACGCTCGCGCTGGATCTGCTTCTCCATCCGGTTCGCGTCGGTCTCCAGCTTGTCGATCTCGCCGTCCAGTCGGTTGTAGGTCTCTTCCTCTTCAGCGGTGAGGGACCGTTTTTCCTCTTCTGCCTTGTCCAGTATGGCGCGGGCGTCGTGGATTAACCCTGCCCGCTTTTTACGCATGGCAATTACATTTTCCATCAGGATATACCTCCTTGTGATTTTGCCTTCAGGTTCAGTCGTTTTCTTCGCAGATCAAGCGTCCGCTTGGTTTCTGCTATCTCATCCGCTTCATCCTGCGTCCGCAGGCGGGCGGTCAAAGATTCATATTCAGCTTTGGCCCGGGCCTCGGCGGTAGTGTCAAGGTAGGCCGGGTCAGTGACGGGTCCCATTTCGCCGATTCGGGCGATTTTGAAAACTTCGCGCAGATACGTCCCGTCGGATCTCTTGCTTACTTTTTCATCCTGGGGAAGGACCGCAAAAGTAAAGGAGGAGCCGTCGATGTCGCCCCTCTCAATGCTTGCGATTGCGTCCCGCGCCCATTGCGCGTCCGGCGGTTTGACGGTGTATTTCACACCTTTCGAGTTTTCCTCCAGTTTGACGGTTCCGCTTTTAGTGCGGCCAAAAATGCGCTCCCGGTTGTGGTTCAGACAGCATTTAATGTCCGGGTTGGTGGCGAGGAATTCCGATGCCGCACCGGGGCGGATCACCTCATACAGATCGTCATACAACTGCGTTTCCCGGTTATAGACGATGCCATAACCGGATATGCGTTTAATTTTGCCGTCTTGCTCGGCGCGGATCTCCAAGCCTTCAGCGGGAATTGTTCGCATTTCCAACTTAGACATAAGATTTACCTCCTTCAGTCGGGAACTATTTGACACTGACAACCTTGATGTAGCGGCGGCGTCAATGCCGGGGATTTTATGTTCATGGTGCCGTCGTCGCTGTCGAGCCGGTCGCCAGCGGCCAGGAATGGCTGGTCGATACCGACAACCTTGCCATCGAGCTCTTGGCAATAGGGGCAGGCTTCACTGCCGGCGGCCACCCAGCGCAGGTAACGGATGCCGGCCGCAGCAAAGACGAACTTACTGATCACGCTGGCAGCTTCGATGGTTTCCTTGGTCGCCACCTTGTCGGGGCGCCGCTCTTCCCATTCGTCCAGGCGGGCTTCAACCGCGGTCAAGGCTTCCTGCCCCTCCTCGTTGGCTTTCTTGATCACGTCAAGAATCTGACTCAGGCTCGATCTGGTGTAGCCGCGCGCCCAGTTGTCGAGGTAGCCGTCCATCCATTTCTCAAGCTCCGGGGTCATCCCGGCTACAGCGTTCACTTCCTCCGCGGCCAGGGCCTGAATGGTTTCGGTATAGGTAAGAAGTGCCGGCCTGAGCGCCCTCTTCATCCACTCGGGAGCGCTGCGGTAGTATTCTTCAAGCCAGGCGATGAAATCATGCTGGTCGCGCTCGGCGAGGGCTTTCCGGGCCTTGTCCAGGATCTGACTTTTCTCACGCTTAACCACGCGCTCGGCTGCATCTTTGAACAGACCCAGGTAGCGGTTGGCCGTCTTGAGCTTCAGGGTTGCATAGTTGGTCTTTTTCTTCGCCCGCTCTTCTTGTTTCTGCCGGTCGTTGCCGGGTCTGGGCTCGGGGCTGCCGTCCTCAATCGCTATCATATTGAGCGGGACATAGTGCTTGTCTCCACCCTCGAAGGGGTTGTCGTTTTCCTTCGCCCGGATATCATTTTGTGAATAGACGCCGATGTTGAACATGGTCTGGTAGAATTCTGCACGGGCCTTGCTGTCGCCCCGGAGTAGTCCCTCGACGCTGAATTCCGAATAATAGACTTGGCGCTCAGCTCCTACAAAGATGGACCGGGTGAATTCCTGTTCCCAGCAGACCAGATAGGGTCTGAGGGAGAAGATAATAAAGCCGATGTTCATCTCCTCAATGCCGGTTCCCCAGGATGTGCTCTTTGAGTGTTCCTGGATCAGGTGCAGTGGCACGCCGTAGAACCGGGCGATTTCTTCGGTCTGGTAGCGCCTGGTTTCGAGGGCCTGTGCTTCGTTCGGGTTGATGGTCAGTTTCGTGAATTTTAAACCTTGCTCCAAAAACATGACGCGGTGGCCTTTGGATAGGCCTGCGTATTTTTCGCTGAATGTCTTCCTGAATCGTTCGTATGCTTCATCGCTTAATTTGCCGGGATATTCAGCAATACCGGAAGCGTTCGCCCCGGAGGAGAAGAACCGGCTGCCGAACTCCTCGGCGGCAAGGGAAAGACCAATGGCCTCGCGGGCCAGGACGATCGGTTTAAATGTGTCGAAGTTCCCGGCGCCCACCCACTGAATGTGGAGCATCTGCTCGCGGTAGAGAAAGCGGGTCTGGCCGTCCATGGTGTAAACTTCGTAAAATACCTCATGCGCTTTCTGGTTCCGCCGCGGCATTACCCGATCGGATGGGATCGGCCATAGTTCGATAACGTCGCCAGCCTTATTTCTCACGATCTCCGCATAAGCGTTCCCGGTTAGCAGCAGGTTGACCATCATGATCAGCCGGCCAGTGTAGGATGTGCATTCCGCATTCCAAAGGGTGTGGAGTGTGAAGTAGAGCGGCAGGTCCTGTGCCTTTTCCTTCCCGTTTGCGGTGCGCCGGTAGGTGTGAAGCGGCAGGGAAGCAAGGACCTGGCCCAGCAGCCGGATGCAGGCAAAGACGGCGGTAACTTGTATCGCCGTGGTTTCGCTCACTTGGGCACCAGCCTTCGATTCGCGTCCGCCGAACATCTCGATAAACCAGCGCTGCGGACTGGACAGGTTCGATATCGCGGACCGGAAAGCATAGGCAACACGTTTTATTCGTTCAAGCAATATTTCGCCTCCTTACCGCACGCCGCGGCT